GGGTCGAGGAAGAACAGCGTCTCGGGCCTGTCGTAGCGGGCGATGCAGTCGTGCCACTGCAGGCATTCGACGGTGACGCGCGCCAGCCGCAGGTGTGCCTGACTGAGGTCTTCTTCCATCCGCAGGACGTTCACGCGCGCGGGCAACGTTGGCGAGACACCGAAGGTCTGGCCGGTGGCCTTGGCACCGAAGGCGAGCTTCTGGAGGTAGTAGAAGCGTGCAGCGCGCTGGATATCCGTGAGCGTTTCAGGCTGCTGGAGCTGCGCCCAGCGGAACATCTCGCGGCTGGTCAGCGCCCAGCGGAACTGGCGGACGAGTTCATCCAGATGGTGCTGCACGCATCGGTACAGACGCACGAGCTCACCATTGAGGTCGTTGAGCACCTCGGCCTTGCTCGGCTCCTTCGCGAGCAGGAGCGCGGCACCGCCGGCGAACACTTCTACGTAGGTGGCGTGGTTCGGGATGTCAGAGAGCAGCGGTTTCAGCAGCCGACGCTTTCCGCCGGGCCAAGGGATGATCGGGTGAGCCATTCGTGTCTCCGGATGTGAGAACGGACCTCGGCATACTTGCCCTGCTGCGACGTCGCGGCAGGGAGCTTCGGCCTGAATCACGAGATCACCCTCGTGGCTTGGGCGGCCGGTACGGCGTTGGCGCGCCGCACCGGTCGCTCCCTCTTTATGTCGGAATCGGCACCTCCGTAACGACGTTCCGACCGCCGTTGAAGTAGGGGCCGGCGGCGTGTGTGAAACCGCCCAGCCCGGTCGCGATGCCGAGCATCGCCATGCCGTGCAGCATTGCCGCGTCAAACTGACCGTTGAGCGTGCTGCGCGGGATGTAGACGCACGTCTTTCCGCGATCGATGCGCGCAAGCAGACGATCGCGCGCGAGACCGGCCGTGCCGAATACGTCCGACTGCTGCTCCGGCATCAGCTGCCACGTCAGCCGGCGATACGGTGTGCCGGGCTGCGCGTACGGCTGTCGCCACGAATCGAACTGCGACGTCGTCGGGTCGATGTATTCGAAGTTCCAGCCGGCCTCGATCTCCACGTCCTCCGCGGCGCAAACGATGGCTTCGCCAACCGTGAACTGCTCCGCGCTCGAGATCGCGACGTTGCCGGCGACGTTGTTCCAAAGCTCAATTTGCACACCGACAACCGGGTCCGCGCCGGGTGCGACGAGCAACCACGCAGTGCGCTCGCCGCGTGGGCCTTCGACGATGCGTTGGCCACCGGCCTGCAGCATCGTGGGCTGATAGGGATACGTGCCGATCGTGTCGCCGGGCCGACGAAACGATGCCGTGATCAGCAGCCCGACAGGCAGCGAAGGGTTGAGGATGCCGACGATGCGCGGCACGAACGCGGGCGACCAGTCGCCGCGCAGGTAGAGCTTGTGCGCGCTGTCCGGCGTGCCCGTCATCCACTGCATGCGCGTGGGGGTGTCAGGGCGGCGGTCGCTGAGCGCGCTCGCCGGCGAGATGATCGCCGCGCCGCTGAGATGCGAGCTTGCGATCGACCAGGCGGGATCCGGCAGGCTGTGTCCGACGATCATCGGTAGTTGCCCTCCAATCTGATCTTGCCGGCGAACGGGAAATCCTCCCACGCCGTGAGCGCCATGCGGCGCGTGCGTGTCGGCGTCGGTGTCGCGCCTACTGGCATCGTGACTTCGAGCACGTCGGCGTATTGCAGGTCGCACGGATCTACGGTCGTCGTCGCGCCCACCTGGTTGTTGTCGTACGGCACCTCGATCGCGGCGATCTTGCGCTTGCCGCTGCGCTGCTCGATCGGCATCGTCGCGTTGAGTCCGCTCGCCGCGGTGTCGCGCGGCGCGTACAGCGAGACGATCTCTTCGACGAGCGCACGCGCAGGACCCGGCTCGTCGCACAGCAGGTGTTCCCACGGCGCTCCAACCGCGAATGCGTACTCGCTGCTCGGCCGCGCAGCGGTCGTGAATCGGATCTGGCTCGTCCCGGACCATGCTTCTCGCTGCGTCGGCGGTACACCGGCAGTGTCGGTGACGTAATCGCCGTCGCCGAAGGGCTCGCAGTTGCGGCGCACGCCGTACGACGTCGTGAGGTTCGGCGCGTCGTCGACCCGGATGCGCGCGCCCCATGTCTTGATGTCCGCGACGACGGTGGCGCCGTCGCGCTCGGCATCGCGGAAGCGGCGCACACGGATCACGTTGTAGCGGTCGGTGTACAACACCGCGCCGTACGTGTCCGCGATCTCCTGCAGCATCGCGCGGATGCTGGATGGTTGCTCGGTCCAGCGCGCTCCGATGCGGATGCCGGTCTCGTCGTCGATCGCCTGCGTGTCCGCCGCACTGAAGATGCCCTCCGGCTCGCCAGCACGGCGCACCAGAATCTCCCGGAACGCCTCCGTCAGCGTCATGCCATCCAGCGGCAACGCGACGTATTGCCCGAGCAACTGCACGCGCAGGTCGTCGATCACGCACGTCGCGCCTGCCGTCGTGGGCGGCGTCTGGCTGTTCGTGCCGCTCGCGCAGCACAGGTACAGCCCGAGCGCTGACAATTCCGTCGGCGGAACGGTGTAGAGGAACGTGAACTGCCGGCCGCCTGCGAGCGGCACGCGCAGCGGATCGAGGTGTGGCGTGACCCAGTACCGCTTGTCCCGGCTCATCTTCGTGAGGATGAAGAAGCCGTGGCCCTCGTTGCCGTACGGGTCCGGCGTGCCCAGGCTGTAGAGCAGCGAGAACGTGATGCGATAGGTGCGCCCCGGCTGCAACGGAGCCGTGTCGAGCAGCACGGGATAGCCGAGGTAGCTGCCGCCCGGTGAATTGCTGAGTGCGACGTTCGACGTGATGCGCAGCGACGAAGGCCGGCCGTGCGCAGATGTCTGCGCGATCGAGCCGTTGGCGACCACAGCGGGCGGGAACGTCGGCGACGTGGGCTTGCTCCAGCCGTCAGGCTCGCCGCCGGACCACGTCGTGAAATCACCGATTCCTGCGAGCACGTCCTCTGCGCCCGGGATCGTGTACTGCTCGCCGACGGACGAGCAATCCGCAGAGAGCCGGTAGACAGGCGCGGTGTCGAGCTGGATGCCGGCGCCGCCGAGCGCCGACGTCCACTGCGGCGGCGCGCTGAGCGGATCGAGCATCGCGCCGCCGTCGGTCACAAGCGTGACGTTGCTCATCGGCGCGTCGCCTAGCACGTAGATCGGCATGCCCGTGTCCGGCGGCGTGTCGAACAGCAGCGGGCGCACGTTGCGCTGCGCGCCGAGGCCGACGGGATAGATGCGCCCGCGCGCGCCTTCGTCGGCAAAGGGTGGGATCACGCGGCATGGCAATGGTTTGTCGAGCCGCGCGAGCGTGTCGCGCAGGCGCACGTCGAGCACGCCCGCGCTGGGCGACGTCACGGAATCGATGCACGCGGTCATCACCGTGCGCGCCGCCGCCGTGCTGCCCGCGCCGTGCGCCGGTGCGTCCAGGTCTTGCAGCACGAGCGTCGCGTCGCGCACGTCCATGTCGAGCAGTGAATCGAGCGCCCCATCGCTGTTGTCGAGTTTCAGCGTGCCGAACGCCGAGCCGCTCGCCGAACCTCCGCCGGACTGCCACCACGTCGCCGGCGCGCGCTTAACGCTGAAGGATTCCGGGTTGAGGATGCGCGGCCGGAACAGCGTGCTTGCCGGCGTGTCGCCGGCGTCGCTGAGAAACCCCTCGCGGGCGAGCGACAGGTACAGCGTCGCGAGTCCGCGCGTCTCCGTGTACCAGCCCGGCGCGGCGGCGGCGAAGAAGTCGAAGCGACTCTGCCCGGCGTTGATCGTGACGCTCACGTCGCCCGCTTCCGGCGAGCCGATCGAGATCGCCGGCGTCCATCGCTGGCCCGTCGGCAGCTCCTGCGTGTGCAGCTCGTTGCCGTTGAGATACCAGGTGACCGCCGCAGCACCGGCCGACAGCACGACGCGCACGCCGATGCAGTTGCGTTCCGCGATCGGGTCGAACGTCGCCGCCTTCGCGCCGGATGCGTACAGCTCGCCGTCGGCCGGCCAGATGCCGTACGTGTTCGCCGCTTCGCCGATCGCGTCGTTGAGCGGCGCATCCACGCGCGCGATGCCGATCGAAACAAGGTCGGACAGGTCGCCACGGCTGGTCGACCAGCAATAGGCCTCGAAGTGGTACGTGCCCTCGCTCACCGCGATCGTACCGAGCACCGCGCGCTGCAGATCGAGCGCGTTGACGTTCGTCGTGACGATCGTGCCGCCCTCGTCGACGGACAGGCCGTCGCCGGCGGCGCCCTTGTCGAGCAGGCAGTAGGTGCGCGTCGTCACAGCGTCATCTCACAGATGCGAGTTCCGCCGCCAGCCATTCCGCTTTCCGAATGCACGATCGATTGATAGACGTCGATCGCCTTGATGTTCCCACCAGCCCCATCCGGACCTGCGTGGCCAGACCGCGACGGGTTGGTTGCGTTTTGGCCAGCTGCGCCGCCGAGTCCACCATTCGCCCGCACGAGCGCAGCGATCGCCCCGCCGCTCGTGTACACACGCTCGCCGAAAATGATATGCACATAGCCGCCACCACCGCCGGCGCCACCACCACCGCCGCCTATATTGTTCAGCAGCACTGAGCACCCATCGCCGCCCGCCCCACCGTCTGCATTGATGCAACCTGCTGCAGTAGTCGATGACGTACGGATCATGCGGAACGCGATGTAGACGACTGCGCCACCACCACCGCCGCCGCCGCCGCCGCCGCCGCGCGTGGCCCCGTTATTGCCGCCGTAACCGCCACCGCCGCCACCGCATCCCCCCTCAATCAGCGAAGCGCCTCTCAGCATCAGTTGGAGCGCCGTTCGAATGTCGGTATTCGTGGACGCGGTTCCGCTCACGCCGCCATTACTGCCATTCGTTGAGGTTCCGTTGCCGCCAGCACCGCCACTCGAGCCGCCGCCGCCGCTGCCGCCGTTACTCGGTATGGCGCCCGCGCCGGCGCCGGGCGCAGCGCCGGAACCAGACGTTGCGCCCACGCCGCCGTTGCCGCCGTAGGTCGCCGATCCCACCGTCCCAAATGCGTTGATGAGCGCAGTACCGCCGGCTGCAGTGGATCCCGTGTTCGTTCCATTGGCCCCCAGCTTGTTCGCAGCTGGCCAGTCGACGATCGTTCCTTCGCCGCACCCGTCCAGTCCGAGACATCCGGTTCCGAAAATGCGATATCCGTTCGTCTCCAGACGGCAGCCAGGCTCGATCGTCAGATCGTGCAGGTATGCATCGCGCGCCATCCTATAGACGGACCCAATTCGGGTCGCCCACGCAACCTCGTTCGATCCGTCCAGTACTGCACTGCCATCGCTGCCGTCACCGAAAATCTGAGCGAAGAAGTCGAGGCCGACGACTGCCGTCGGCGAGCTGAACAGGAATCGCCCGGTCCCGATCGACGGCATGCCGCTCGTGACGCGCAGCTCACACGCGAACGGCGGCGACTGCGCGCCGAGCGCGTCCGTCGCGACCACCTCGAACGTGCTCGCCGCGTCGGGTGCGCTCGCGGCCGTCGGCACGGCCTTCGAGTCGAACGTGCCGTCCGGCAGCAGCTGCATGCCCGGCGGCAGCGCGCCACTGGACAGCGTGATCGTGATCGGCTCCGCGCCGCCGATCGCCGTGATGCGTCCGGCATAGGGCTGGCCTAAGATCGCATCGGGCAGGTCGGCGGTCAGCGTGATCGCGTCGTCGACGACGATCTTGATGCTGATCGTAGTCGACTGGCCCGCGGCGTCCGTCACCGGCACGCTCCAGAGGTATTCCCCTGCGACACTCGTGCCGAAGAACGACACCAGTGCTCCGCTGATCGCATTCCACGTCATGCCGGGCGGCAGCGTGCCAACGGGCGATCCCCACGTCAGCGGCAACGTCGGCGCGTTGAGCAGCTCCTGCACGCTGAATGCCTTGTTCGAGCCGTTGTGTCGGCGGTGCAGGATCGGTCCGCTCGGCCGCGCAGGCAGGTAGCCGGGGTCTTTCGGCGGTCGGATGGTGCCGCCGGTATCGGCGTAGAACGTGCGCGTCGCGCTGTCGAGCAACGCGTCGGTGACGGTGACGGTGAGATAGCCCGGCGCGCCGGCCGTGCCCGTGAGTTCCAGCACCTGGCCGACCTGCGTTGCGGTCATCCACGCCGGCTTCGCCGTGACGCTGTAGCTGTAGCTGCCCGCGCCGCCACTCGCGACGACGCGGCCGCTGTACGCCGCGCCCATGTCCGTGAATGGAAGATCGGCCGCGATCGACAGCGGCGGCGCGCCGTCCGCGCTCGCGATGATCGTGGCCAGCACTTGCTTGCGTTTCGTCGTCATGCTCGCACCTGTTGTTGACGGCCGCGGCCGATGTACCGCCCCGCACTGCGCTCGTAGCCGCGCTCGACGCCGTCTGCAACGGCTTCGCGCAGGTCGCCGCCGCTGATCGGCTCGCGTCCGCCGGGGCCGGTCGGCGGGCGGACCACGATGTCATCGCGGCCGGTCTCGCGGCGCTGCTCGTCACGCTCAAGGGCCGCGCGAATCGCGCGGAGCTCGTCGACGATGCGCGTGGTGTTGCGTTCCTCGCTGTCGAGCTGCTCCTGGTAGTGCTCGATCAGGTCGCCGAGTTCTTCTTCCGATTGCAGCCCGAGGCCTGCGATCAGTTTTTCAACGTCGATGCCCATGCGTTCGGCGACGCTCGTCCAGTCTTCCTCGCGTGCGGCGGAAATCTCCGCAAGCTGCGCGGTGAACGACTGGTACTGCAGCAGCTGCTGCTGCGCCTGCGCCTCCTGCTGCATTTCCAGCAATCGGGCGAGGCGCTCGCGCTCCTCCGTCGTCAGCCCCTGCGCGGCGGAACCGGAACCGCCATATGACGACGACGCATCCGCCGCCGCGCCGCGACCGCCGTAGCGCTGCGCGAACGAGAACTCCTGTTCGTACTGCATCGAGCTGCCGAACAGCCGGCGCGCGATCTGCAGGAACTGCTCCTGCGTGACCGAGCCCTGCATCAGTCCGCCGCGCGCCACCTCGAGCTTCTCGAGATCGTTGAGCGGCGAAAGATCGCCGAGCAGCAGATTGATCGCGTCGGACGCGCGCTGCGCCGCGCTCTCGATCGCGCTTCCGAAGTTGCGGATCGGCTGCTCGGCCGCACCGGCGCGCGCCTGCAGTCGCTCGATCTCTGCGGTGATCGCGTCGTAGCTGCCGATGTCGGTCAGACCTAGGCCGAACGCGGCATCCTGCGCGGCGGATTCCAGCTGCGCCAACAACGTTGCAAACTGGCGCGCGGCGTAGGCGTGGATCGCGACCAGGTCTTCCGTTGCCGCGCCCTCCGCACCGGCGGCGCGGGCCAGCGCGTTGGCCTGCGCGATGTTCGCCTGCATCTGCGTGAACACGTGCGAGAGCGCCGCCTCGAAGTCGTTGACGTACACCGGGCCGGGCTGGAACTGCGCGATGAACTGGTCGTATTGCGCCTGCGCCTCAAGCAGACGTTGCACGGTCTGCTCGATCGTCTCGCCTGCGTTCGCCATCTCGCGCGCGAGATCCATGAACGATTGCACGGATAGCTCGGAGCCCAGCGCCAGCGACGCCATGCCGCCCTCGATCGCCGCATTCACCATGCCGATCGCGTTCGCGTACTGGTTGGCATACGCCTCGAGCGCCTCGACGTCGCCGCGCACGTTCTCGGCGAGCACCGATACCTGATCGTCGAACTGCGTGAGCACGTCGATCATGTTTTCGGCGATCAGGATGCGCCCGAATGCCTCCTGATCGGCATCCTTGTATTCCACGCCCATGACGGTCGCCGACTGCGACGTGATGTTGCCTTTCTTGTCGTACTCCGCCGCCCACGAACCGCCGATCAGCGCGCCGGTTTCGGCGTTGAATGCCTTCGCGAACTCGGTGCGGTTGTCGAGCAGTGCCTGATAGAACGCCTGCGCGGCTGCGACGGATTCCGCGTCCGGCGTGACGTTTTTGGTGGTCCACTTCGTGCCGCCGAAAAAGGCTTTCTGGCCCTTGAGCGTGTAGCTCTGCGCGAGATCGACGCCTTCCGCGCCGACGTCCAGCGAAAGGTTGCTGTGGTGGAGCTTGCCCTTGGTGCCGAAGAGCTTGCCGCCGCTGAGCATGTCGACGGCCATTGCCGCGAGCGCGATCCAGCCAACGACCGGAATCGCGGCGAGACCGACGGCAAGGCCGCCCGTTGCGGCGGCACCTACGCCGATCGCCGCAGAATATGTGCCGACGCCATAGGCGGCCGCACCGAGCGCGCCGCCGGCATCCTTGTTCGATCCCTGCCAGCGCTGCCAGCCCGCATACGCGCCAGCCGCGCCGGCGGCGACGTAGCCGAACGTGGAGGGCGCGTACTGATAGCTGCCCGGTCCGACCGTCATGCCTTGCCCGCCCGTTGTCGACCAGGGCGACGCGCCGGTGGACCACGGAGACGTCATCGCCGAGCCGGGCATTGCGCCGGAGTACGAGCCGAAGATCGTGCTGTTCGCCGTTGCCGATTGCGCGCCCGCGAATCCGTTCCACAGCGACTTGCCGGCGGTCACCCACGATGACGGGTCGAACAGGCTGACGCCGCTGTTGTAAAGCGCGGAGTTGACGCCGGTATTCACCAGCGCGCCGCTTGCGCTCGCGCTGGAGCTGCCGCCGCCAACCGCTGCGGCAAGGCCGGCGGAAATCAGGCCGCCCCAACCGCCGCCGCCACCACCGCCACCGAAGATGCTGCCGAACAGCTTGAGCAGCCCGCTCTGGATCAACTGGCGCTTCATGTCGTCCAGCATCTGCTTCCACCAGCGCTTCACGCCCTGGCTGCCGTCGAGGATCGCGTCGGCAAGATCGCCGGTGAAATCCTCCCACCAGCGCTGCGCCTCCTGTATCTGCTTTTCCATTTCGCGTAGCGCTTCGGTCTGCCGCTCGATGCCGCGCGTGTCCTCCATGACGCGCTGCGCCTTCTCATGCGCGGTGGTGTAGGCCTTCACGGCATCCGGATTCAGAGCACCGCCTGCAGCCTCGTACTCTTTCGTTGCAGCACGCATCGTTTCGTTGAACGCCATCTGCGCGCTGTCGGCTCCGCTGATTTCGTCAGCGAGTTGCACGAGCTTCTCATCCAGATCGGCATTCATGGATGCGAGGCTTTCCAGTGCCCGCTTGCTGTCTTCCAGCGACTTTTTCTCGGCGTTCAATGCGTCGATGGCACCCGCCGCTGCCGCAATGCGTTGGCGCTGTGTGGCGGTGAGCTTCTTGTTGGCGGCGTCGTACTGGAGTACTGCGCCTTCGCTCTTGCCGAACGTCGCCACTTCCTTCGCGAGTTCCGCAACGCGATCCTGCGCGCCCTTCACGAACTCGCGCGCCGCTTTGGCTGCTTCGGAAAGACCCTTTCCAGCATTGGTGCCACCCGTGGCGGTATCGTTGAGCGCGCCACCAAGCCCCGTCGTCGCATCCTTCGCAGCGAACGTCGCAGCCGTGGCGGATTGCAAGTCGGCGAGCATCTTCTTGTTCTCGCCGGATCCTTCCTCGTGCGCAGTGTTGATCGCTTTGATGGCGGCCTCGTAGTCGCTCAACGGCGTCAGCACTCCGCTGATTTCGTTTGCCAGCGCCCCAAGCCCCTCGGCGGTTCCGCCGAATATCTTTTCTCCGCGAATCTCCACGCTGGCGAGCTTTGCCATGCCGCGCAACATCCCGGCGAACGATTCAAGAATCAGGTCAATCGCGCCGACAGCGGCAAACTTGATCGCCTCCCACGCGATCTTCGTAACCTGCTTGAGCTTCTCCCAGCTTTGCGCGATGCCGTATACGAGGTAATCGCCGGCATCGGCAACGATGCGGAACTCATTGCGCAGGTACGTGCCGATCTGCCAGCCGGCAATGCCAGCGCCTACAGCGCCGAGCGCAACGTTCAATGCCCCGATCTTCTTGATCGAAGCACCGAGACCGTTGTCGATCTTGATGCCCATGTCGCGTGCAGCGGACGCCGCCGCGAGTTGCAAAGCAACCTGTCGCACCAGTTCGGCGGTGTAGGCGGCGGCCCCCATCAGAAGCTTGGTGCCGTAGATCGTGATCAGAACTTTGGCCAGCGTTACCGCGCCACCGATGATCCTGTCGATGTTGTCGGCAACCCATGCCATTGCGTCTGCGACGTCGCGCGATGCGCCATTCGCCTGATCGGCGCGACCGATGTAAGACGTGATCGCGTTTGTGATCCGTATCCATGCGCGCTCGATCGTGAGCGGCATCTTCTCGAACTCTTCGGCGACACGTTTGGCTTGGTTCTCGAGCGCGCGCACCATCGAATCGACGTCGATCTTGCCGTCGTTGACCAACTGCCGCAGCTTGCCGACCGAACCGCCGGCGGCGTCGATGCCGTCGGCAAATACCTGCGCGAGGCGCGGGCTGTTCTCGATGATCGAATTGAACTCTTCCGCGCGCAGCACGCCGCCCGCGAATGCCTGCGTGAGCTGCGTGATCGCGTTCGCCTGCGCGGTGGCGGCCGTGCCGGAAACGGCGAAGGTCTGGTTGATCGTTTCGGTGAGGCCGAGTACGCGCTCCTGCCCGACGTTGTATTCCGCCGTCGCGCGGGTGATGCGCGCGTACAGCTCGGCTGTAGATGCAAGTGCTGTGCTGGTCCGCTGCGATATGGCAAACGTCTCGGATTCCGCACGAGCGAATTCCGTCTGACCATTCGTCGCCAGTTTCAGCTGAGAAGTGATGTTTGCGTAGCGATCAGCGATTCCGGCGAGTGCACGGATGCCTTGGACACTGGCAAACGCCCCGAAAAATCCGGCCACTTCCATACGCAACCGGCCGACGACGCTCTGCAGGGACACGGCGCTGCGTTTGGTTCTGTTCATGCCCGACGAGGCGCGCGAACTAGCGCGATCGGACGTCTCGCCGAGCCCCTCCAGACCCCTTCCTACTTGCGAGACGGCTGTGACGGCGGCCCTGCCGTCGCCCATGATGCGGAGCGTGACGACCTGGTCGGTCATGCGATAGCCTGCGATTCGAGGCCAACAGGGAGGGCGTTGCGATGGCGGGCGTTTACAAGAACGAAAGCGAACGGAAGTCGGCAAACGCGAAGGGGTTTCTTGTGTTTGGAGTATTCGCAGTACTGCTCGGCTTCATAGGCTTGCAGATAGTTCGTGGCGTGATGATGGGCGGTACGCCGGAGGCCACGCTCGACACCGTTACCGCCTGCACGGCGCGTGGCGTGCAGTATTTCAAGGACATTGGCTCGTACCCGACGCTGAAATCGCTGCCGGACAAGGGACGGCGCGCCGAAGATGTAGCGCGCGAGCGTTGCCAGCGCACCACGACTGCGTTTCCCTGACCGAGCATCAGGCGCTTCCACCATGCGACTCGATCTGATTGTCTTCGCAATCGCGTTTCTCTTTGCAGGATGGGTATTCACCCCTTGGCTATGGCTGCCGGGACTCATCCTGCTCGCGTCGTTCTTCGGCCACCACGTGCGAGAGATATTTCGCGCACGTCGGGTTGAATAGCCGACCTCACCGCTTCCGCCTCGCCGCGATTTCCGCACGGCGGTTGCGCTCGTCGGCGACCACGGCACCCATGTAGCGCACGTCGATCGACACGTCAGGCCATTCATCGCGCGGGATGCGCACGAGCGCGAGCGATGCGCGGATCGCCGGCGCGTCGATGCCGGTCCAGAACAGACCGCCGAACGTGGCGACGCAGCCGATGGAGCACAGACGGAACGCGGCAACGGCGGGGAGATTGCATTCCCACACGTCGAGGTCGACGACGATGGTGCGTCCATCGTCGTTGTCGTCGTCCAGTGCCTCTTCGATCGTGCCGTACGCATCGCTCCCGCCGTCGTCGTTGTCCTCGCCGTCGTCTCGCTCCGGGGTGCGGAGCCCGCTTAGCGCGAGCGCCGCTTCCCGGAGTTTCCCGTTCGTGCCTCGCCGTACTGTTCGAAGTACGCCTGCACGACGGCGGGCGTCAGGTATGCCGACAGCGGACCTTTCAGCACGGCATCGAAAGCGGCTTCGCCGGTGAGCTCCTGTCCGTTCTCGTCGCCGAGGCCGATGAAGCTGTCGTACAGGTCGCGCACGAAGCCCTCGTCGGGATCGCCCTCGCCCTGGAAGTCGCTGTAGCGCTCGAGCAGCGCCTTGTTGTCGGCCTTGCTGCGCACGCGCGCGTGGCCGATGAAGTGGCCGCGCACGCCGCCGGGGATGGCGATCTCGATCTTGAGCGGCGCGGTGGTGACGGGCTTGAGGCTGAGCGTGGTGGACATGGGAACTCCTGTAGTTGCGTGATGCACACGGCCGCATCGCGCGGCCGTGCAATGGAAGGAGCGCGCCGCGCGTGCGCGCCGGATCAGGCGGCGTCGCCGAACTCGACGGTGAACTCGTCGCCGCCGGTGTCGCTCGGAATGAGGCGGCCGGTGATTTCCCAGCCGTGATCGCCGTCGATGTCCGTCGGCGTGATCTGCTCGATCTGGCCGCGGATGTTCAGCGCCGCGTAGAGGCCGGTGAGCACCGAAGACTGCGTGCCGGATACCTCGTACGTGGCCATGCGCGCCTCGAGCACGATGCCGTTGTCGCGCACGTACCACGGGTTGAAATCGTTGGTGATGTCGGTCTTGGCGATGCGCAGCGTGAACGTGCCGCGGCGGTCGCTGAGGCCGTTGACCGACGTGCTGCTGTACTCCTTGTGCGCCAGCTGGTTGCCCATGTCGATCGACAGGCTCTTGCTCCACACCAGCAGATCGGAGAGCGGTGCCGCATCGGTGCTTGCGGTTGCGCCGCGCACCAGGGTGGAGAGCCAGCAGCGCGTATTGCGTGCGCTGGCGATCACCGGAACCTTGGTCGGCAGCGTGACCGTCGGGTTGGCTGCGGCGACGACTTCGGTGTAATCGCCCATGATCGAAGCGCGGCCCTTGAACCGTTCGCCGATCTGGATGGCAAGGCCGGAGATGTCCGCGCGCGAGCCGAGTACCTTGGTCAGCACGCCGGTATGTGTCCAGTAGCCGGTGTAGGACTGCAGCGCCGAGCTGATCGGGTTGTAGATGGTCAGGTTGTTGACGGCATCCTTGGTGACCGCCATGCCGGCACACAGCAGGATGCGGCCGCAATCTGCGTCGGAGGTGGCAACCGCGCCCGGCGTCGGCGGCGGGTATACCTCGAAATCGCCTTCGATGCGCGCGCGCCGATTGGCCACGCCGAAGGGATCGTTGCCGAAGAACGCCTTGTCCATCGGACGTTCGACGGCGTCGTATTCGGTGCTTGAATTGCCATCGAACAGGCGGATCGCATCGGTGCCGCCGACCGGCACGCTGTCGGTGCCCTCGACAGCCTCGACCTTGAGCAGCAGGTTGCGCTTGCGGAAGAAGTCCAGATCAGGCTGGGCCATGTGTCAGTCCTCGCGGTGCTTGCCACGGCCGCGCGTCGCGACCGGTGCGGGTTTGGAATCGGGCTTCGCATCCGCGATGCGATCGGCGGTGTCATGCGTGGGGTCGGCGCTGACCGGGTCGGGCGCGGTGTCGCGCTCCAGCTCGCCGTCTGCGGTGCGACGCCACGCGCCGCCCTCGAGGGGCAGTCGATGCTTCTTCACGGTTGAACCTCCAGTTGCAGGCGGTAATCGCTGCGGAAGGCGAGCTGGCGGTTGAGCCATCCGGAGACGAACGCGTCATCGGTACCGGCGATCCACAGCGGCCCGTAGGCCTCGCTCGGCGACCAGCCGAGCAGGCGCGTGCGCACGGCTTGATCCACGAGATCCATGTCGCGTGACGCCGCATCGCCGCGATGCGCGGTCGCGTAGTTCTGCACCCAGAGCGAGATGACGAGCAGCGCACGCATGGACTGCACGTGCAGCGTGCTGTATTCGCGCGGTTCGTTGCCGGATTCGCGCAGTACCACATACGCGGCCGGCGCCGCGCGCGGTGCCTGCTGCGTGGCGGCAGGGAGGTCCGCCGCACCGCCCACCAGCTTCAGCGCAGCGATACCCTGCAACCGCTGGATCAGCGAAGCGACGGGGAACGGACCGACGTTCATCGGAACGCCCTCGACGCCCGGCGCGAGAACACGCGCTCGTCCGCATCGAATGCGACTTGACCGAGGCCGACATCGGCCTGTGGATCGTCGATGCCCAGGGAGAACTTGCCATCGGCCGTGAGCTGCAGGAGCTTCAGCGCGTCGCGGTAGTCGCGCGCGATCGGATCGGACCGCTCGTCGGTGATGCGATCCTTGTGCAGCAGATAGCGCGCGATGGCACGCGACCAGTTCGTCACGATGCGTGGCACGGGCGCCAGCGGCAGCGAGTAGCCGCGGCGCGCGAGGTAGCCGTTGATGATGCCGTCGGCATCGGCCACGGCCTCGACGATGCGCGCAGCGGCTTCATCGGCCGCTGCGATCTGTTCGGGCGTGTAGGTGCTGCGATCCTCGCCGCGCAGCGTGCAGTCCATCAGCTCGTAGTCGACGAGCGACGCCGCGTGCGCAGTGGTCGCGATCTGCGACAGCTCCTGCGCACCCGGCAGCTCGGCGAGTTGGGCGAGCGTGACGTACATGGGCTTACTTGCGGCCTTTCTTCTTGGCCGGTGCGCCGCCCGCGGCCTTGGTGCCTTCGAGCTCGTCGCCAACCACTACCAGGTTTGGCTCGCCGTTGATTGCCTCGGCTTGCGCCTCGGTCAGATCGGCCGGGTCGAGCTCGATTCCCTCGCGCGTGAACTCGATGCCGGCGCGACGAAACCGCTCGGTCTTCGACTTCACGAGGATGGTCGTGTTTTTCTCTGCCATGACGCGGTCTCCTGAATTCCGGAATCCACCGGCGGGAGGCTCACCTCCCGCCGGTCGG